TATTGGGCTTCGTGGTTCGGTACAATGGCTTGATGGGTGCGGTGTGAACCGTTCAGCAAACCCTGGACCGACTCCCTCTAAGAGGAGGCGTCGTGAAAAGCCTTGTATGGCTCTCGGAACAGGTACTGCAAGATTGCGGTACCAGGTGTGGTGTCAACGTTCACCGCGACGTTCAAACGTTGCGGTGGAGGGTAGAGAATGAAGGTGATAGCTTTCTTACTATCACTCTCCCGTCCTTCTGCAAGGGCTTTGAAACTGCTCTTGCGACAGGTCGCCTGGAGCCTTCCCTTTTTCCGGCTTGCCGGTGTAAGGGTGGTCTCCCCGTATTCCTACGGGGTTTCCTCTCTAGGATATTCTACCCAGATCGTCGGTTGCGTGAAGACGCATGTCCAGACTGCATACTTGCTGTACGACAGATTACTCTGTTGCACAAAAAAGTACTTCTTCCATGCACAAAAAGGCGTGAGAGGAAGGCTGAACAAGCGTTCGTAGCGTGTGAGAAGGAACTATCTGAGCATCAGTTTGATCAGGCGATAGTTAGTGACTTTGAAAAAGTCTCTGCTATCGTGATATCTGATATTCTTAAGGGCACACCGCAAGGTGATCCTTATGAAGAACTGAAGCCCCGCCACGGTCCTGGTTCCACCCAGGAGAAGGTACTTGGCAATGCCAAGTATAACTTCAAATCGTGGCACTCTCGACTAGAGGAGTTCTTTCCGTACACTGAATATGGTATCGCATCACTGCGGAACCTCAGTGCGGATCCTTCTTTACTTGAGCGTGTTAAGTTCCTCGAACCCTCGGAGGAGCCACCTGTAAGGGTGACGTTCGTTCCGAAGACCCTGAAGTCACCTCGTGTCATTGCCATTGAGCCTGTATGCATGCAGTATGCACAACAAGCTCTTTGGACCTGGCTCGCTCCCTTGATTGAGAGCGGTAGATTTACGGCAGGCAGAGTTAACTTCTCTGACCAAACCATAAATCAGCGCCTGGCTCGCCAAGCTTCCGTCAATGGTCGTTTTGCGACTATTGACCTTAGTGAGGCGAGTGACCGAGTCCATCAGAGACTCGTCAAAAGCCTACTTCGCGTTGCCCCTGCCCTCTCGGACATGGTCTTCGCTTGTAGGTCGACGAGTGCGAAACTCCCTAGTAAGCTAACGCTTACTCTTGAGAAATTCGCGTCTGCGGGTTCAGCGCTTTGTTTTCCTATGGAGGCACTAGTGTTTTTCAACGCTATTGTCGCTCATAGGATTCGGAGTGCTCAACTGCCGATTAACGCCTCTACTGTGCAACAGTACAGTAGGGACGTGTACGTCTACGGGGATGATATCATTGTCCCTGTGGATGAGGCACCTTCGATTTGCACCGCTTTGAAGCTGATAGGCCTCAAAGTGAATACCGCTAAGTCTTTCTGGACTGGAAAGTTCAGAGAGTCTTGTGGGATGGATGCATACGACGGCATAGACGTAACACCTGTCTATTGTCGACGGCTGTTTCCAGCGAATCGACGGTCTCCGAAAGAGATTGTGTCTTGGATCGAGATGGCCAATAACTTCTATAGAAGAGGTTTTTGGTCCACCGCGAAGAGCATCAGAGAGGCAATTGAAAAATTGCTAAACTCTGAAGTTCCTCATCTAGAGGACACATCTCCTGGAGTGGGCTGGACTAGTTACAGCAAGACTAGAACAGTCCATCGGTGGAATTCAACACTCCATCGCTTTGAAACCAAAGCGATGGTAGTAGTTCCAACGAAGACACCGGACCCATTAGATGGGGACGGAGCTCTCCTGAAGGCCTTCCATACTGCTGGAGAATTTCTCCAGCATCTAGGTAGCATACTTGTGCCAAAAGCCAAGGATGCAAAGGCCTATTTAGAGACTGCGAGGCGTGGAGCCCTTACACTGAAGCTCCAATGGGTCCCTGCCTAACAAGGCAGGGTTGAGGATCACTCCTCGTGGAGAATGCTGCTGTG